TTAATTTATGAAAAGAATTTTGGTTACTAACAAATCTATTTAAATTAGTACCAGAACCTCTTTTAAACCATTCTTCTTGGATTGCTTTGCCTACCTTTAACCCGTATTCTTGAGAAATTTTTTCGGCGTCACTAGCAACCTGGCTAGGAAAAAAATCTTTTACAACTGACTCAGCCATATTTATTTTATTATTTTTGATAAACTACCGCTATTAGTGTATTTAGCGACATTTAAGTTTAATTTTTGTTTAACTTTTTTGGCAACAGGCCTATACAAATTTCTATTACAAGCCATTATAGCTAGGCCGCTGCTTATAGCGGCGTCAAATTTTGTTCTTTTATTTATATCAAACTTCGCCCAATCGTTTAATGTTTGATTAAAATATAAATCTCCGTAATCGCCATCAGACTTTATGCCAACGTACTTATCTATATAAGATTCAATCGCGGCAGCGTGAGCCTGCTTAATGTCTTCACTCGAGTTTGGTATGCCGCCTATTTCTTTTTCTGTTACAGATAACTTATTCCAGAGCTTGTCTGGTCTATTCATAGAATAACCCCTGTAGCCTCTTCTTTTTAAATAGTATAAAAGTCTAGGTTTATTATTTTCTGCTAATATTGGCATTCCATAAAAAACTATAGCCATTAAAACGTCTTCAAAAAACATTTCTGCTGTTTGTGGCCTTGCAACATATTCTAAAAAAAACGAGTGTGGAGGGGCATCCTCCATACTAAACTTCGTAACCCCATGCAGCGCCCCCTTGGAGCCCTTGCCGTCTGTTGTTCCTGATATATCATAACTATCACACCCAAACGCACCTATATGCTCATTTCCAGGATATTTAACACCGTTTTTAATAATTTGGCTATTTTGCAAATTAAAACTTGGAACCCAAGATATTTTAAACCTTCCATTGGGGTTTGGCGTAAATTTAACTTTAGTGTCTTTTATACCGTTTTCCCACATGAAACTTCCGGTGCTTACAACACTAGTGTTTCTTAAATCTTCGTTATAATCTATTTGCTCGTATATTTTTACTAAATTAAATATACTATTTTTTGTTTCATCTCGGAAAGCATGCTCTTCTGTTCTTGGGAATTGTCTGTAAAATTCATTTAAAGCGTCTTGATCGCCTCTTAATCCATCTACTTCATTATTCCAATGGTTGATGACCCCAACTTCAATAGGGTCGCCGTATGGGCCCTCGCAGCCTTCTGGTGGGTCTTCGAATACAGGCATTCCATAATTGTCAATGAATCCTTCGTAATTCCATTCCATAGGTATGAACAAAGAATATAATCCTGACTTAGTTTGTCCATTCCTGTTTCTTCTTGAAACATCTGAATCATTATAAAGTTTTTTAAAATTTTCGCCGCCCTTATCTAAAGCATTTGATGTTGATCCCATCATACACTTACCTATAATTCTAGCCCCTAATCTTAATGTTGTTTTTGTTACTCTCCAGTTATTTAAGATGTTGTCCGGCCTTTCCCACTTACCACTTTCATCGTGTACAAGCAGTTTTAATTTTTCACCATCATACGAGTTGTCTCCTGTATTTTTCCAGTCAATTGTTGTGTCTAATCCCTCAAGTAGTTCTTGATCTTTTTTGTATTGTATGGACTTCCTGGTAAGTCTTGACGCGGGGATTCTATAGGCGAGCTCGGTTTTTGGCCTGTCCATACCGTCCTGGATGGGTTTGAAAAAGAACGGGTAGTTGACTGATATTGGTACGACTTTGTCTGTGAACATTTTCTTAGCATCGGAACCAGACTTAGACAAGATACCGTACCGTGCATCTGATGTAATTGTTGCCAAATTAACGGTTTCTGCTGAAGACATAAAAGAGAATCCGGAACGGCGGTTCTTAAGATAACACATTCCATAACACCGTGAGTCGGCTTTACAAGCTTCCCAGAATATAAAGAATAATCTGTTTGCTTCCCTAAAGTCTGGTTTCCCAACATCAATCTTGGAGTGCTGCAGGTACATAAAGTGAGTACCAGTAATGTAAGTAGCCATGCCTCTATTATTAAACCAATGGCCTTCTTCTCTTTTTTTAAATTGTTCATCTATATATGGCTCCCATTTTTCCTTAAAGTTATCTGGATAATCTCTCCATTCAAACACATTTTGTATTTGTTTTAATTCCTTTGGAAATTCCTCTGGAATCCATTTGTCTTTAGAGTTATCTATTTTTGCGGAAAGTTTTGGTAAAGCTATTTTTAAATTTTGTATCTCGTATATTTCGCCTATTTTACCTGTTTTAGATATAACAACAATATCGTGCTCTTTGTTATATCCATAAACCCATTTCTTAGATTTGTTTAACCTAGTTATTGTATTGCTCTTTATGGGTGAAATCACCTTATATAAAGTTTGTTCGTACATTACCTAGATCTTTTTTCAGCAAACCCACTAAAGGTTTTTTTCTTAGTATCTTCTTTTGGCTTATCTTGCAATAAGTTTTCTTCTTGCTGTATTCTAGTTAATATTTCAAAGGCGTCAAATATAGCTAGTTTCTTAGTGGCTGCCGCATTTTTAAGCCTGTCAGCTGATATATCATCGTCTGAATCTACAATAGCTTCCTTGGCAACCTTAATTAATTCCTCAACTGCTTTGTGTCCAGCTTGGATTATATTCTTCTTCGTTTCCTTGATATTCATATTTGATTAAAATTAAATGGCTAGGCACTCTGTAAAGTCTTTCCTTTTCTATAAAAAATTCATATTCAAGTCCGGGTTTAAATCCAATTAAAGATTCTTTTTCAACTGTACCATCAGAGTATTTTACAATCCCTATATTCTTTTTTTCAAAATCAATAGAAAACATTTTATCTTCTTTAATTGGTTTTACAAAACAATAACCTTCAATACAATTCCATTTCCCGTTTCGCTTATATGCAAAAACCTGGTCAGGGGCTAAAAAATACTCATCTTCTTTAAAATAACTGCGGCTATTTTTTTCATTACCTCTTACATCATAAAATCTTCTAAATACATTATGATGTACAATAACCTCATCCCCTACTCTTATTTCTGTGTCTAAAGCTAAAGGTGTTTTTTTAACCACGCCTAATCTGCTTACATAGTGATGATTTTGTAGCTCTGTATTCAACATAAGCTCAGAATCATTTACTTTTTTAATACTAGTAGTCCGCTTTGCTTTTGGAGATATTATAAAATTAAAAATACTATTCATTAATATTCTAAATTATATTCAACAGCAACCGCCATATTTTTATTGAAGTCTTTCCACGGCAAAAGCTCCCCTCCTTTTTTAATATAAATAGAGTACTTATCTTCTTCTTCTAATATATTATCTATAGTATGCCCGCCATATACCTCTTGGCCGACCGAATAATGCATGGCGTCATTTTTATAATCCCGCCCTATGCTAATCTTCCTTATCAGTTGCATCTTCTTTAATTTCTCCAGTGTCAATATTAACGGTAATTTCTCCGTATATTTCTTTTAAATCTTTTTGCACAGATTCTAAATCTGATACCGCGGTCATGGTTGCGTGAAGCAAATCGTGCTTTTGAAGCTCTAGCCCCCCTATTTGAATTTGAAGTTTATTAACCTTGTCTACATTATTTCTTAAATCCTCAAGTTCCTGTTTTTTTAATTTTGCCATTTTATTTAATTTGATTATTTGTAATTGATTTTGCTTTTTCCCAGCTTCTTCCTACAAAGTAAGCACCATACACTGTTACTAATAATGTTTGGAATATTGGGATGTACTCTTCTGCTATTTTAAACTGGCCTATATTTCCATCAAAAAAAGCACAAACAGTAAATATAACAGTCAAGTATATTAATACCATAGGGCGTATGTTTTTTGATAAAAACGAATCAGACTTCATATCTGAATCCCATCTTGCTGTAACTTGCTCTTGAGCTTCTTTGTCAGCTTTTTCAAGTATTTCTGTAATTAATCTTTGAGCCTCTAGTTTTTCTTCTTTAGTTGTTGTTAAATCATCTATAACTTGACCAACTTCTTTTATTACATTACCAGTGAGCCATTCCCATATTTTTTTCATTTGTAAGGAAACATTTTATTTAATTTATCTCTTCTTGCGCTGCAACCGCAGTCTTTACCTAACGCACGATTAGTTCTTTCAACAAAAGCTTTAATGCCCGTGGCCTTAGTTACCTTTTCTATTGAATCGCCTAGTCCTTTTGATTTCATAATTCTAACTGTGTCTACTGCAGCACCATCTTCTTCTAGCCGCTCTGCCTCTTTCGCCAGTCCAGCTTTTAGACCTTGAACAAAATGCTTTTTGTCTTTTATAAGCTTTTGTGCCAACTTTAACATCGCATTTAGTTACTGCGGTTTTTAATTTACTTCCAGGATTATCTTTTTTATATTTTTCAACGCCCTTTTGCGTCATTCCACCACCAGCCGCCGCTCCTTCTTTAGTTTTAGAACGAACCTCATTATAGTAACCCTTTGACTTTTTGCGCGAAGGTGCATCTCCTTTTTTAAACAAAGGGGATCTTGGAGTCATTTGGAATGCCATAATTTATTTTTTAGAACCTGATTTTCTCATTTTAAATCTACCTTGCTTTTTTAGCATTTTTACTCCACTGCCTTTAGCAGATTCTTGAAGTTTTTTCTGCATATCACCGAGAGAACCTAAATTTTCAAATAAACCTGAACCTTGAACTCTTACATTTTGAAAAGCATCATTGCTAAGTAAAGAAGAAAATGAACTAACCTGACCTTGATTGCCAGGGGGTGGGGTTGAGT